TGACAATATCGTTTGCGCTTGCTGGGGCGGTTGAAATAGTGCCCGTTGTAGTCGCAATGTTGGTAAATACGCCAGTTGAAGGCGTTGTCGCTCCAATTGTCGTGCTGTTAATCGTGCTGCTTGTGATGTTTAAGCCCGACTGATTGGGGCTAATTGTTGCGGAAAATGGCTGACCCTGCCCAATAAACGTCTGAAACGTATTATCCACGTTAAACAGCGCCTGGACGGGCAGGATGTTTTGGTCTATTGTTTTGGCAGGGTCAGACATATTAACTTTGATCCGCGACAGGTGTTACATACACAAGTGAAGGGCCAGCCGCTGCACCAATCATGCGAACATTGAAAGGGACAGTTGGGCAAGCCAGCACAATGGGAAATGTCATTGCAGCAGGGAGCAAAAAGTCGCCAGGTGTACCAGACACCGGCAACACAGCAGCGCCCACATTGGCATCACCTAATTTGACCGCAACGGCGACTGCGCCGGTGTTTAAAAACGATGCGTAGTTAACTTGATCGTTTACTTGGTCATCTATAGATGTTGCCGATGTAGAGGATGCTGTCACAGAAATAGCGGTTGTTTTACCAACCACTCGCAGGACAGTCGTATTAGCCATGATTAAAGTTGAGCAACGTGAAGGATGCCAAAATTAAGTGTCAGGGCTTCGCTCAAAGAGCCTGTGCTTGAGTTAGAAATTACCACAGTAAACGAACCAGCAGAAACTGCTGCAATTGACAAAAGGTAAGTTCCAGCAGTAGTAGCGCCTGATGCCAATGCAATGACGGGAATGTCGTATGCACTTACTGCGCTATTTGTAACCACAAATGCAACTTCAGCCGCCGCCGCAAGTAATGCATTGCTTGTCACAATTTGACCCGCCGCTGCATTAATAGTCACGCCGGTAGATTTGCTAGTTGCCTGAGTAACAGAAGTGATTGCGGTTGTAGGGCTTCCAGTGGTGTAACCCATTTGGCCTGTTACCGCATTAACCAAAGAATAGTTGGCATCAATGATATCTTGGTCAAGATATGCTGCGCCAATTGCTTGTGAATTTGCCATTTTGATTTCCTTTGTAAAGGTGTTTAAATTGTAACGAAAAAAGGCCACCCCCTTGCAGAGATGGCCCTCTTTCTTTTACATCAGTTTAGAACGGTACGCTAAAGTCGTAGCCGTAAACGTATACATCAAACGTAGCGCCAGGGACAACGGTGTCCAAAGCAGCGGTCACGTTTAAGTACAAGTTTTGCACAGTTTTAGCGGTAGTCGATGCAGAAGGAGCAACCAACGACACGCCTTGAGGAGTGCTCAAGTTTGCCGCAGTAATTGCACCGTATAGGCTAGTGCCGCCGGAAGTTAGAGCCACACCCAAAGCCAAACCAGTAGGCGTTACAGAAGCGCCTGCGTTGTTCAGATTAGTGACGATAAGACTTTGCAACAGATAAACAGCGGAGTTAACCACGGGAATAGCATAGTTGCCGGTAGCGTTAGCGGTCACGTTTTTAACCGTGCCAATAAGACGCAAGGTTGTGCCAGTGGTAGCACCTTGGGGATGAGCAGAAATGGTTACTGCTGGGCCTGGATTTGCCATGATTTTTCCTTAAAAAAAGTTAATGAACGGGGAGGATTTCTCCCCCCCTGTCCAATTAGGAGGCGATACGGCAGGCCAACTCAGGATAGAGTGGAGCCCAGCCATAAAGAACGTCAAGACGGGTAGGAATCGAGTCGTTGTTGATGGTGTACTGACGCACAACACGCATAGACAGACCAATTTCCTTGTCGCTTGCACGACCGGCAAAGTGAACGCCATCAGGCAGTTCCAAGTCCGCGACTGCCAAGGTGAAGGCATTGCGGTGCATCATCAGATTTTGCGGGGAAGCAACACCAGTGTTGTTAAACGCTGTGATGTTTTGCGAACCGCTAGAAGTAACGCTGACGTTTTGGAATTGACCAGCAGTGATAACCGCAGGCGATACTTGAACGCTGGTAGCGCCCGTGCCAACAGTCGTAGTAGCAAGAACCACGAAATTACGCAGTTTGCCGTACGATTGACGGTTTTGGGGGTTAACGGCGAACACACCAGGAATGGTGAACACATCGCCAGCATTCAGAGTCGAGGCAGACGATGCAGCCATAGACAGAGTGCTGCTGTAAGCCCAACCAGAAGTCAGGAAGCCAGTTGCCGTAGTCACGTTGACTGCAATGGTGTTTGCAGACCACGAACCAAAGGTTTGGCTAACAACGTTCTGATCCAGTTTCCAGTTGCATCCAGCCGAATCACGACCCATCAAACCCTTGCGATACTGTTCGCCGATGGCTTCTTGGGGCACAAATAGACCCTTGAGGCTGTCAACAATAGTTGCAGAAGTGAATGGCTCAATGATGACCGAACGGCGACCGTCACGGGGAGCGCCTTCGCTGTCCAAGTATGCACCAGCGGTCAGATAAGTAATCAGACCAGTTGGGGGCGTACCGGCAGTTCCAACGATGTTCGCGGTGTTCAGATTAGCCATAACCATACCATCGCGGTCAATCTTATTGGCGATTGCAGCAACGGCGGGCTTGAGCACACGATCCGAGAACATATCCAGCGACAGAGCCAAGTCCTGAGTGGTGAACTGGGTATCAACGTGGAACTGAGTGGACAAGGTAACAGGAACCGATGTCTCGTTGAAATCTTCAACGTTCAATGCGGGGCCAGTTGTACCGATAAAACGACCAGGTTTACGGACGTTCACGGTGTTACCGATTTTCGCACCAACAACGGCAAATTGGTCGTCGTAGTTGCGGTCTACTTCACTAGTGAAGGTAAGTTCGTTCTCCAAGACCATCAGCGCTTCGTTGGTGATCTTGGAAATGGTTAGCAAATTATTTGCCATGATTTTTCCTTAAAAAATAAACTATCGAATTCGACCAGCCTTACGAGCCGCTTTCCACGCTTGGTAACTTCCGTGAAACTGACCGTCTGAGCCAATTTCTACTTGGTTAGCGTTTCCAGCATTCCGAATCGGGCTGATCGGTGGTGGTGCTTTACTCTTACCGACAGGATTACTCTGCTTAGTCTCAGGTTGCTTCTCAAACTTCGCTTCCAACTTTCCAATCTCGCGTAGCGCAGCAAATGGCGACATTGAGGCAATTTTCTTTGCAAGATCGTCCTCTTTGGCTAAGTGGTATAGGATTTGTGGGCCTACGTCACTCTCCAAAATGGCATCACGAATGGGGTCGCTTACCGCAACACCACTTGAGGCCACCATGTCATCAAAATCGGGAATATCGGCCTTCGCTGTTGCAACCTTTTGCGCCCAGGTAGAAATTACTTTCTGCCGCGCTTCGTCTGCCCTGCGCTCCACATCTTCACGATCTCGCCTAACCAATGCCTGCTCAGCCGACCAATCTGCCAATGCTTCTGCGTATTCAAAAGCATCCGTAAATTGACTCGGTTGAGGCTTTTCGTCAGCCGCTTTAACCTGTTGGGGTTGCTGCTGCTGCCTAATTGCCGCTAACTCAGATTCCAGCCTTTGCCTTACTTCACGTTCCTGCGCCGCTTCTTGGCGGGCCTGTTCGCGCTGCTTGGTTATCTCTGAAAACCGCTTTTCGAGTTTCGGATTTTGTTTCCGTTCCTCTGTCGATTTCGCTTCCTTTTCTGCTCCTGATTCACTCCTGTCATCGTTATCTGTCGGCTCTGAAGGAGAATCCTCAACTTCAGCCTCGGCAGAACTTTGACCGGCTAAATTCATTTTGGTAGCATAAAAATCCGCTGCATTCTCGCTAGTCAAAACTTGACCGGCTTCTTTTTCACTTGACATAGGTTTCCCTAAGATTTTTACCCAGTTAAAACCTAACTGGTAAGGTTGTGCGGTTTATACCACAAATCTATATTGCGCGCTCGGTTGTCTCCAACGATGCCGCATGAGCCGATGCCTTGTCCAAACTTGCCAGCATGAGGGCAACTTCGGCCTTCATGCGCTCAATTTCTTTTTGGGACTCGGTTTTAATCACAGTTTCGTGGGCAGATGTCTCCATCTTCATTTGCATTTCTTGGAGGCGCTCGGCGTTTGTCAATTCAAGTTCGTGGGCGCGGTTGGTTTCTTTAATCAACACGCGCTTGGTTTCGGCATCTTGCTTGACCTGTTCAATGTCCTG